CGAATACTTTAGCATCACCCATTTCTTTTAAACCATCAGCTAATGATTTTAATCCAGCACCACTACCTTGTGATGCTTGACTTGTTGGGTCACTACCAGGAACTTCAGTTTGGATAGCTCCACCACCACCTTTACCACCCATACCAGGTATAAGGTTACTTAATCCAGTACCTTTACCTTGCATTAAATTCATAATAGACATTTGAGCTGCAAACGCTATAAGACCTCTAGTTGCCTCTTTTATAAAATCTGGTGTACTTGCCCAAACTTCACTTGCCATTCCAAAGCCTTTTTGAGCAAAATTTGCTTCTTCTTGGGCTTTACTATTCGCCTCTATCGTTTGATACATTTCAGTAAGACCACTAACCGTCATACCAATAGATTCAGCGTAAGCTATTTGTCTTTTATACCCTATTGTACCAAATTTTTCTGCACTCATTAAAGAGTTTCCAATTGCCTCTTGGAATTGTTTAGCATTCAATTCACCATTAGCAAATGCTAATGCTTGTTGTCTAATAGCTCCAGCCGCATTCATTTGTTCTTGAGTTAAAACTCCTTGTAACATAATTCTAGCTTTTGCTTGAGCTTTCATAGAACCTTCGATATCTAACATATTTTCAGAAATACTCTGAAGTTTATCCATTGATAATCCAGATTTAAGTAATTCTGCATTTTGTTGTGCAAATAATTCTAAAGTTTCTTCCGAAGCCCCAACTAATTTATCCATTTGACCGGCCATTCCTTGAATAACCTTTGATGCAGCAACTCCTTCTTTTTCAGCAATTTCTTTTATTCTATCCGTTACTACGGATGCTTCTTGACCTGTAGCTTCAAATAATTGATTTAACCTTATTGCTGATGCGGAATCACCTGTAAGTTTCGTTAAATCAGCTACATTTCCTATTAAATCAGCTGTTAATCCCTTTGCAGTACCAAATGTATCTATATATGTTGATGCGGCGGCGTTAAGTTCTTCTTGTGAAAACCTAAGATTACTTAACGACATTCCCGCTTTTGTAGTTTCTGATACAACTATAGCGGATGCATCAGCTGATAATCCTACCTCATGATGTAGTTCTGCGGCGAATCCTAATGTACTTTCTAAAGCTTTACTAACACCTTCGGTTAATGATTTAAGTAATGCGAATGCGGCGCCTATGGCAGTACCTGCTTTTAACATTTCACCCAATGTACCTAATGAACCCATAAGTTCATCTTTAGCTTCTTTTTGGAAACCTAATATTTCTTCTTGAACATCTTCTTCTTGTTTAAGTTTCTCTAAGATTTTTTGTTGAGTATCTAATCTATCATAATAATGTGAATTTATCTCTTTACCTTTAGAGATTGCTTCTTCTAAGAGTTTATCTTTTGCCTCTTGTATGGATTGAATTGATTCTTCGGTACTTTTAGATTCTAATAATGCTTTTGTTAAATCTTGTTGAGTTTGTTTAGCATCATTAGATATTTTATATCTGGCCTTAGCCATATTGACAAGTTCACTCTGAAGAGATTTCTCTTTTTCTCTAAGAGAAATTTCTTCACGCATCATTTTATTTAATGCACTTTGTTCTTGATTCTTTTTACTTGCCATTATAGTTTACCACTTAGTAGGTTTATCTACCCATTTTTCTTTTTTGTACTGAAACTGCTCTGAAAGCGTTAGCTAACTTCTGTAAATCTTCTTTATCTTTTTTAGTTGGAGCTGAGTTTATGATATCATCTATATCACTTTTGATACCATCTAACTTATCTTTAAGTTTACGTCTTTTACTTTTAAACATATCAAAAAGGTCTTCGCTAACACCAACTTCATTGAAGATTTCCTTTACAGTTGATAATTTTATTTTTGCCATATTATTGTATCCCTTAATTGTTAGTTGTATATAAATATAGAAATACCCAACAAATCATCAAAAAATCCGTTGGGTATTAATTTATCTTCTTCTTGATTTAGCTTTTTTCATTTCTTTATCATGTGCTTTCTGTTCTTCTTGTCTAAATTCTACAATTTTACCTATATAGAATTTTCTTGCCCAAACAGGCATATTGTAAACATCAGTAAAGTTGAATCCACCATTTCCGTGGAATATCAAATCAAAAATGTGAGAGTGTAAATGCTTCCTATAGTTAAGATTGAGGCCAAAAAAACCCAAGCCCCATAGGCAGTAGCATTTCCCTCCTTTCCCCGGTCTCATCAGATATGAATTCATAAGATAAATCAACATCAGGTACGGATTTGTTTATATATGTTCTGAGAGCCCTAGAGTCTACCGCAAATAATTCGTTATCTACGAAGTGATTAATTGTATTTTGGTCTGTATCTCCATCAACAGATAATATTGTGTTTTTCAATCTGATAGTAAGTTGTTTATCAGTTTTATCGCTCATCTTTCTAGAAGCTTTCTTTTGTGCTTCTAATTGATATTTGATTTTTCTTTCCTTACTTTCAGTTAATGCTTGAAAAGTAACTTTTCTCTTAGATTGTGGTAAATCGAATTCGAATTCATTTTTATGTAATTCTGTTTGGCCTGAACCATCATACTCTGTAGATTCAAATTGAGTTAAATCAATTGTTTCTTTCTGTATCGTACCTGGTTGTGTTGGGTCATCAATCTCTACCTCATAATCTTTACCATATCCTAAGATTCTAGCTGCAATCATAATTGCGTTCTTATCACCTAATGTGATATCTGTATATTTGATTGGAGCTCCTTCACCATTTGATATAATCAATGATTGAAACAGTCTATCTAATACTGAACCATCTTTTATGTAAGATTGGGTAGTAAGTATATCCTCTTCTTTAGCTGTCATATACTTCATTTCCACTTTACCACTTGATAGGGCGTTCTCTTTTGGATAAACTAAACCTTTTGATGGTAATTCTACGATTTCTGTTGGGAATTTGTAATCAGAAACCTTTTTTTGCTCATATTGTTGTTTAGCGAGCTCAACCATATCTGCTGAAGATACTGGTTGTTTGTAATCATCTTGTAATTTTTCTTTACTCATAACGTTTCTCGTTTTAAAACTATTTTTACTATTGGCTAACCATATATAAATATACAAATAATATTAATTAAACGAAAAAACCCCAGCAAATTTGCTGAGGTTTCTAGATATTCAATTTATACATATATAATATAACAATCTGAAATTAATATTGTAATATTGCGTAATCGTATGCTAGTGTTAAATCTACAGTTGCGATATCTTCACCAGTGTAGTCCATATCTGAGAACTTTGCTGTTTCGATAAATGCTCCTTTTAATGTCCACTCTTCTACTTTATCACCTACAGGACCCAAACTGTTAAATGTGATATCTTTTTTGTAGAAATCAGAGTAACCATCACGGCCTGTTACTGATTCGTGGTGTAGTCTTACCCATTCCATAGCTGCTTGTGCTGCTGAAGGAACTACTGGGTCGTATAATGATATAGTTAAACTACTCCATTCACTTCTACCTTTTACATATCTTCTAACGTTAATATGGTCGATGGTAACTTTACCATTCGCTATCTCAGGTCTGTTGGCTGCTTTCACTAAGTATGCTGGAATTCCTTCTATATACATAATGAATCTGTTCGACATCTTCGGTTCGAATGATGTAAACATTACTTCTGTTGGGTCTAATAATTGTGCCATTTTTGTTTTCCTCTGTTTCTAATTCTTTATTATAAATATAGTTCTTTTTAAAAAATAGTTAGTCCCCCTAAAATTATTAGGGGAACTAAGATATTATTTATATACTATTCTGGAAATGCTGCCCCAGTTGGTAGTACGTTAAAGTCAAGAACTATAAATTCTGCTGTTTTAGCCGGTTGTAAGAATATCTCACCAACCATTATGTTTCTATCAATCACATCTGGTGTGTTGTTGGTTTCATCCATCTTCACTCTAAATGCGTATAAACCTTGTCTTTGTTGAATTGATTCTAAGTAAGGATTAACGATTGATAAGAATCTATTTCTCGTAGCTGCTGTGTTGTTTTCGAACACTAAGTAACGAGTAGATGATGCGATGAATTTCTTCACTGCGATTAACAATCTTCTTACATTAATTCTATCCAATGCTGATGGTTTAGCTTGTAATGTTTTCTGTCCAAATACAGTTACACCCTGACCAGGGAATGTTGCGATAGGATTCAATCTACCTTCGTAAAGTGCATCTCTCTCAACTCTAGTCAATCTTGTCTTAGCTTCAATTACTGAAGTTAATCCACCTCTATTCAAACCAGCAGGTGCGAACCATTCAGCTGCAACTTGGTCATTAAATGCTATAACACCCGGAAGTACTACAGATGGCGGAACCCAAACAGGTTTGTTTTTATCAGTATTCAATATCTTAACCCAAGGGTAGTAAGATGCTACATAATTTGAATCAAATGCTTGAACAGCGTTAACTGCCGTTGAAATTGAATCACTCCATGCAGATGCATCCATAATAAAGAATGTATCTTGTCTATCTTCACACATATCTTTAGCGAAAGTAGTTACTGAAGAGTGTAATCTGTGGATAAGACCAGGAATTACTAACATATTAATATCAAATTCATCAGGATTAGATACAGCGTTTATTGCTTTTCTGTATGCTACCGTTCCTGCTGCTGTATTTGATGAACAATCCCATCCTTGCGTATTTCCTGCTGAGATATCATTTCCTAAAGAAACAACTCTATTTGGTTTGAATCCATCAAATCCACCTTGGAATGGTACTAAGAACTTACGAGAGTTAATCGAAGTATTAGAATCATTTAATGATATTGCTCCAGTATTAGGTGCTGCTGATGATGGATAGTTAGCTCCAGCATCTTGATTGTAATCACCTAAATAGAATGCCGTACCCACTACTGCCGTTGACGAAGCAGGAGTTGGTGCTAAGAAGTTTCTATTATCTGTTTTTGCAAAATCAAAATCTAATCCCCAAAATTTCTTAGGGTTATATGATTGATTGATTTGTTGTGCTGATACATAAGTTGGATTCGGTAATGAAAGTTTACTTCCGAATGGATTTTGTAATGCTCCAAAACCGAAAGGTACTAAAGTTTCATCAATTGCTTTGTTTATTACAGCGTTTGAAGCTTCAACTCTAATATTTTCTGAATTATTTGGATAATCACCATTTGTTGATAATTTACCATCTGCATCTACAGTTATGTACTTATCACCAATTACTCTAACAATGTAGTTTGGTGAATCAGGGTCTAAGTTAACACCTTGGAAGGTTTCAACTAAGTTAGGTCTGATATCTGAATCAACTACACCTACGAATGGTGAACCTGCAATCTTATCTTGGTCAACTCGTCTTACTACTACAGTAAATGAACCATACTCAGAACCTGGTACTGAACCAGCTGGCTTAACATCTTGAATACCGATTTTAAATTCGTAGTTAGTTGCCGTACCATGTGATAATGTATGGAACTTAATTAAGTTAGTTGTGTTTCCACCAACTTTTTGTGAAGTAATCCACGGAGTAGATGCTTCTGTATATGCTTTACTATAATCAATATCTTTAGCAACATCTAATGTTACTACAGGAATCTCACCAGTTGCAAATGATGCTGATTGGAATGTTTTAAAGTTTGATAAAACATACGCTTCTTCTGAACCTTTTGGTGAAAACCCAAATGATTTTGTAAAGTAATTATTATTTGTTGGATTCAACGATGATGAATAATCGGCTTCAGCTGCCTCAGAACCACTTAATTGTAATGAAAACAAAGATGCTGATACATCAGTTGAGCCATTGTGGTCTGTAATTGTTGAACTATCAAATACATCTGTATCTGATACTATTTCATGTGTTGGGTGTAATACTGCTACTACTTTCATACCATGTGATGATGATACTGTCAATGCTACTGGATTTTCAAGAGTGTATCCGTCTTTTCCTAATACTCTAACGATTGTCGCAGTTCCAGCATCTTCTAAATAAGTTTGAGCCGTATATGGTAGATATGAATCTAAAGTCAATCCACCGAATACTTGTTGAAACTCTGAAAATGATGATACTGTTGTTGGAACGAATGCGGGTCCTTTAACTGTCGACCCGATTAATGCTGCTCCAATTTCGCCAATCCCTTGAGGTAGAAATGACAAATCCTTTTCTCTCGTAAATACACCAGGACTTACTATTCTTTCTGCCATTTGATTCTCCTATTAATTTCTTTTGGTTTTATTATTATATATAAATACATTAAAAAATCCGAAACGATTATATTTATGACATAGGAGTAAAAGTTCCATTTTCAATATCAAACTCACCTACACCATATTTCTCTTGAAACTCTTCTGTGATTGTGCGTTCTCCATTTCTTAAAGACTTAAACTTATCAGCTAGATTTGTTTGAAGTGCTGTGATGTTTTCTAACCCCATCATTGCGTTCAAACGTTCTACCTCTATCTCACCAATTCTTGCTACTACTTCTGCAAATTCTGTTCTGAATTCTTTAACTTTAGCAATATCTTTTTCATCGATATTGATAACTTGCTTTTCA